AAGCTAGTTATCGTAAGTGGTAATCCACCACTTTTGCAATCCAAAACTATTGATAAACAATTGACAACCCTACACCCCAAATCTTGTGTTAGATATTTGGAACAGGGATCGGCACAAGTGTTTGGTTCATTTACTGATTTTCGTGCAAAACACAAGAGTCGCGTGATTGATACCCCAATTAAGCAATTTCTTGAAGAAAAGTATGAAATCAATTGCGACAAAACCAAACCTTCGATGGACTGGAGACCATGGCGTCTAGCAGCCCAAGATTGTATTAATATTGATAATTGTATCGATATGTCGATGTTAGAAGAATGTAAGAATGCTTACGTTCGAGATGTTCTCCGAGGATTGAAGAGAACAGATAAAGATAATCTACATGTGTATGATTTCTTTACATCTGTGAATGGAGCCAATGGTGTGAATTATGTTGACAAAATCAACAGAAATACATCCGCTGGTTTCCCTTTCAAGAAAAGTAAGAAATTTTATATACATGACATCCCACCACAACATGGTTTGCAAGACCCTGTTGGTGTGGATGACGAGATTATGGGCGTTTATGAAGAAATGCTCGATCGATACAAAAATGGTGAAATCGCTGGTTGCGTTTTCACAGCTCATCTCAAAGATGAGCCCGTCTCAGCGATGAAAGCTGAGATCGGCAAAACTAGAGTATTCTCTGGTGCAAACTTTCCATGGATTATTATAGTACGAAAGTATTTATTATCCTTTATTCGTGTTGTCCAAGAAAATCAATTGCTCTTTGAAGCTGCACCTGGCATTATTGCTCAGGGTAGTGAATGGGAAGATTTATTCTCTTATTTGACAAAACATGGAACGGACAGATGCGTTGCAGGAGATTACTCAAAATTTGACAAAAAGATGGCAGCCCCATTTGTCCTGGCAGCTTTTGATATTATATCAGAAGTTTGTAAGGACTCAGGAAACTACAGTGAAGAAGATCTGAAGGTAATCCGTGGAATAGCACTTGATACAGCTTTTGCTTATCAAGATTTCAACGGTGACCTCTTAAGATTTTTTGGTAGTAACCCATCAGGGCATCCTCTAACAGTCATAATCAACAGTCTTGTCAACTCTCTCTATCAACGATATGCATACTTAACGCTGAATCCTGAAAAAAGAGTAGATGATTTCAAAGAAAACGTAAACTTAATCACGTATGGTGATGATAACATATTCAATGTGTCTTTAAATAGACCATGGTTTAATCATACATCAATTTCAAACGCTTTGTCAACCATTGGTGTTAAATATACCATGGCAGATAAAGAAGCTGAAAGTGTGCCTTACAGTAACGTTTATGATACATCTTTTCTTAAAAGGAGTTGGCGTTGGAACGCAGAAACTCGTACACATTTAGCACCACTAGAAGAAGAATCAATTATTAAATCTTTGTGTGTTTGGATACCATCCAAAACTATCACACAAGAAGAACAATTGATTGCAGTAATTGAAAGTGCAAACAATGAGTATTTCCATTATGGAAGAGAGAAATTCAACGAAAGACAAAAAATGCTTAGAGATATTATCGAAGTACATGAGCTAAAATCTTATGTGACGGAAACGACACTGATGAGTTTTGATGCTCTACTTGAAAGATATTGGAAGAATTCCTTATCGTCATTATTTAATGACGAGGAATAATTCCTAAGCATGGGATCATTCTCTATCCCGTTACAATTAGAGGTCGACGTGTGCAGGTCGTAGTCTGCTTAGTATAGGACTTTGAGTGAAGTTCTCAACCATAATCACTCCGTATATGTTATTTACTGTTCATTGCATCATCATTCTGTAAAATAATGAAAGTGTGGAACATATACGCTACCTGCTTGGGCGTTCCCCAAAATCTCTATTTAGAGACGGTTTTAAGCTGGTAACCTAAGAATGAAAAGCGACACAGATGAAATGAGTTAGTCCCTGTGTTTTAATCATAACTTGGAAATAATTGTATGCGTGGCAACTCCGTTAGAGTTGTACTGAGTCCGTCAGTTACGGACGCCGTGTCACGAGGGTTTACTCGTGCGCTTCAGACTGATGAAGTCCAGAATCTGAAGAAAGAAAAATTGACTTTAAACCGATCAACGTCATATGCTCAAGATTTACAGAGTTCCGATGTGGCTACTGCTGCTGGTAGAGATGATTTACCAACAGGAGAGTCCCATGTAGGAACTACTACATTTGTTGATGCCGAAACTGGGGATGTGGAAGCATTCCAACCCTCAATCGATTCAACTTATACTGAGTCCTACAAGGTAGATTCTGAATTAGCTGGTTTCTTATCCCGTCCAGTCCTTATTAAATCTTTAATTTGGACTGAGGGTGCTGAACTCACTGATACTTTTGATCCTTGGACACTGTATTTCACAAATTCTGTAATTAAGAATAAACTTGAAAATTATGCTTTTATTAGATGTAATTTACATGTCAAGGTTATGATTAATGCCTCACCATTTTATTATGGGCTTCTGGGTTTATTTTATAGACCTTTACCCATTTTAAATCCGGCGCCAATAAATTATGACGCGAGTGGTAGATACAGAATACCACTCTCACAGAGACCACACATTTGGTGTTACCCAGCTGAATCCCAAGGGGGCGAAATGATTCTCCCTTTTGTGAACCCAAGAAATTGGATTGACTTAACGGATTTAAGCTCTATGGGTGATGTTGGTGAGCTCGAAATGCGGAGCTTTTCAGAGCTTTTTAATGCCAATAGCGTAGCCGGAAGTGATTGTGATGTGCAAATCTACGCTTGGGCCGAGGATGTCCATATTTGTGGTCCCACTTTTAAGGCAGCTCTACAATCTAGTAATAAGAAGAAAAAAC